GAGGTCGAAGTAAGCCGCCGCCGCGCCGCCCGCGTTGATCTGGTAATACATGTTCGCGCCGCCGCTCGTCTTGACGAACGCCGAAACCGTATAAGTCGTGCCGGATGTTCCGGTGACGACACCATTGGACACGGAGCGTATGTCATTGGCGGTCGAGGTCGCCGCGAGCAACGCCGCCGTTGTCGTGCCGTCCGGCGCCACGGCCACGTTGGCGGTTGTCGTGGCAGTTCCGGCCGTGGCCCAGTTGGCGCCTCCCGGCGGGACACTCGGCCAGAGCAGATTGGCGCGCGTCTCCTCGATCAGCAACCCACGCAACGATCCGCCCGTGTAATCCCAACGTGGCACGTTGATGGCCGCCAAACGTATCGTTCCGCTCGCGTCGGTATATGTCGCCGTCGACGCGCGGGCGAACGTGACGCGCGGGTCGAGTGGCGCGCTCATGAAGTTGAGGTCGAGCGTCGCACCGGCGGGCCGGGCGATGCGCACCCCGCCAAGGCACGCATCCACGACCATCGTATCGGTAACGCACTGAGCATACGCCGATACCGACGCGGGAAACGCGGCCCCGGCCAGCAACAGTGAGCGCCGACCTATCACCTCACCACTCGCGCGCCACGAACGCCTGCGCCGTGGTCGCGCCGATGATCGAATACGCCTGCCCGGACGCCGGGCTCATGCACAGAAACTGCTGACCGACCGGAATCAAAATGGAGGGCGGTCCGGCGATCGCCGTCGCCGTTTCCGACACCCACAGGCTTCCCGCCGACTGGTTCTGGATCATGCAACCGTGCCGGCCGCTCCACGCGGGAATGGCCACCTGAGCGGTGCCCCCGGCGGTGATCGTGCCCGAGCGGTCGGCGTAGGTGACAGCCTGCGCCAGCGCCATCGCGGGCAACAACAGAGCGGAAAGTATAAAGACGCGGATCATGGCACCGCCTCGCTTTCATCACTAAAAATATTCGGCCACGACCCGCTCGCCGCTCGTCGGCAACGCGGTGATGGTGAACAGCGTCCGCATCGCCTGCACCACATCGGCCGGCTTCTGCTCGGCCGGCGGGAATTTTGGCGCCAGATTGTAAGCCGCGAGCATCTCGTAAGCTGGCGCCGCCATCTCGGGGATGTCACCCGAGGTCCACCGCGCGATACCCTTGCCCACCAGCTCGGTGTGAACAGCCATGACGCCCTCGACCGCGATGTCGTGCGACGCGATGCCCATGGCACCCCGCTTCACGCGCCCCTCCAGCAACGCCACCAGGGACGGATCGGCCGTCTTGCCGAAGCTCGAGGCCATCTGCGCCGCCGCCAGCTTGACGTATTCTTCGACGAACGCGCGCGGCACGGCGGTGGCGTCCCACCAGACCAGCGCCTGGGCATCGAGCGCGGCGTGAACGCTGGCCACCTTGTCGAGCGCCAACGCCTGGTCGGAGGGAAGCGGCGTTTCATCCGAGGCGATGACGCCCAGTTCGACGAGCGCCATCGTGGCGATGGTGGCGACCGGCACCATCTCGGTCATGGTCGGGCGGTCGTCGAGCGGCACCACGGCGACGTTGAGCCGCCGTAATACGCGCTCCGCGATCGTCGAGACGGAGACGGACGTCACCTCGGCTGCGCGGTCGGCGGCGCTGCCGGCAGGTGGCCCGGCTTCAACGACGGATCGACCGTGACATACGTCCAACCCAACGCGGGGCAGTAAACCAACATCCAGTATGTCTGCGAGGCGATCGGGTGCGACGGGGTTCCCGGCTGGCCGGGCAGTCCCTGATCCGGCCGTCCCGGCGACGGCGGCGGGCGCGGTAGTCCCTGATCAGGCGCACCAGGACTCGGCGGTTGGATCGGGTGCGTAGGCACCCCTGGCGACGGCCAGATGGTGCCCGGCGGCGTGCCGGGAGGCGCGGGGACGATTGGATGCGAAGGCACCGGAGGCGGCCACACGCCCACCGGAGGCGGCGGCAGGCCCTGATCGGGCCGCTCCGATCCAACCCCGTAACCAGGGTCCACCGGACCCTCGACACCGGGGAGCGCGTTATCGGGATGGCCAGGAGCGCCAACCCGCAAAAAACCGTGAACGTAAGGCAATTACTTCACTCCTTTGATGATAACAGGGTGATCACCGCCGCGACGCTGATCCGCTGAGCGTGTCCGGAGGCGGGGTCGGAAGGTCATTGGCGTCGGTGATGATGCCCGCCGCGAGGCTGGACATGCGCGTGGCCGGCGCGGCTGGCGCCACATGCCGCGCATCGGGCGGCGGCGGCGGCTCCCACGGCACGCCGGTGGGCGGGCCTGACGGGGCGTTCGGGTCCAGCCCGAGACCGATCAGGTGCGCGTCGCGGGCCATCGTGTTTTCCTCGATCGTGCCACCCGCCCCGCCACGCGCGCCGATCGAGCCGTCGCCGTTGTAATCGAGGATGATCTGCGCGCCGATCGTCGCGGCGGCCATCGCCTGCCGCTGCTCCGGCGTGCGTGTGGTCGCGGCGGCCGGCTGTGCCTTGGGCTGGGACGCGGCGCCGCTCGTGGTCGACGCGTGTTCGTCGGATTTGGTTGCCATTGTCCTTATCTCCTCATGGTTGACGCGGCGCCCCTGGCGGACAAACCAGCCGCGCCTCGACCAGTTCGCGCAGATGGTCGAGTTGTTTTTCGTTCGTATCGAGCCGCAGCATGATCGTCCTGCCGGGTTCCAGGGATGCGCGCGTGCGTTCCAGATCGACGCGGAGATGCTCGACATTGAGTGTAAGCACCGCCATGGCGTGGCTGTTCTGCCACCCGAGACTTACCAGCGCACCCAACAGCAACGGACCCAACGCGGCGGCCGCTTTGACCCAGACGGGCATTCATCGGCTTACGCGTCAGCGACCGCACTTGTGAACACCGAAACAATTCCGGCATCGACCGGCTTCGTGGTGTCAACGGTCGGATCAGTTCCAAAGCGTAACTTGCCGATGCCGCGCATTTCCTGGATGCCTACCCCGTGCATGAAATTATAGTCCCTTGTGTTCGTCGTGCTCTTCATCCGTTGCGCCCAGGCAACGCCCAGTGCCTGCGCGCCGCACAGCGCGGACATCGCCACGTCGATGCCGCCCGTGCCCGCCCCGGCGATGACCGGCATCTCCGGCACTTCGCGGATGATCACGCCGTTGTAGAGAATGTCCCCAGCCGTGAACAATGGATTGTCGCGGCCACGATCCCACGCGTATTGCAACGTGTTGATGATGACCGGATCTTGCATCAGATCACGGAACGGCAGCGACGGCATGAACATCACGAACCATTCCTCGTCGTCGTTGACGCTGATCGGCCGGATGCGCGGTGACGCGGTGCGGGCAATGCGTTTCGCCAACGTTACGATCGCGGCGGTCATCTTGTCGGCGGTGTTGTCGACGGTCAGCAGCGCGGTCGCCATGACGCCGGAGACCGCGTTCGATTTCGACGCCCCGAACAGCACGCGGTCGGCGTTGTTGACCATCCAGGTATTGCGCTGGCCGGCGGTGGCCGCCGCGTAGGACACCTGCACGTTGTTGTCGGCGGTGATCGCCTCCAACGACGTGATGATGTCGTTCCGCATCTTCTCCAGCTCCCAGACCATCAGGGCTTCCCTGGCGGCCTCCCGGAGGTCGATGACGGACTTCTGCTCGTCCCAGTCCGAGACGGCGACGGCGTGCCGAAACGCGGACACGACCAGGTTGAGGCTCCGGGCGTTGAGGATTTCCTCATTGCCCTCCAGGACGGTATTGCCAGAGACGCCCGCGCCGACGAGGCGGCGGACGGTCGGGAACACGACGGTGTCGCCGGCCTTGCGGGTCAGATCCTCCCTGACCTGGATCATGGCGCCCATGGTGGTGCCCATGTAGCGCGCGAACTGGTTCTTCCGGACGTACTCGGTGAAAAAATCGCTGTCCCAGATAAGCGGAGTCAGTCCCGCTCTGGCGGGAGTCACATTCATGTCGGCCAACGGGGGCCTCCTGTCGCGGGGATTTGAGGGGACGTGAACGGACGCCCGGATAAAGCCCGGCGACGGCTCAACGCCCGATCAGTCCCCCGGCGACGGGGTCGCGCTGCTTAAGGGCCAGC